TTAGTAGAGACAGATTCAATTAAATTTATATTTTGTGTTACACAGAATGGGCGAAGTTCTGCTCTTTCCATATCAATAGAATTTAAATAGTCTGGAGATGTGGTATCTCCAGTATTATGTCCTGAGAAATTGTCTACAATAAATCCGTTTTTAAATCTATTCAAACCATCTGCATCGATAATATCTAAAGATTCAGTTTGTTGCTCAAGCAATGATAGTGAAGTATAAAATTCTAAGTTATCAATTCGTTTTTCCAACTTGCCGATATCACGCATAGTGTATCGTTTATTGTCCATTCGATTTATTTGTACATTAGTGTTTGTTGTAGCAAATGTGTATGGTTCTAATGTTAAATTATAAAGAACTAATCCAAGTGTAGGATCAAGAGGTTCACCTGGATTTAATGATGATACACCATTAATAGCAAAGAATTTACCACCAAAGTCTACTGCAATTTTGGTTTTTCTTGCTAGATAATATTCAAAATCAGTTGTAATATCAATACCACGTTTTGGTAGTAATGTTATAGATGGGTTAGTGCCAGTAAAGCCAGTACCCTCATCATCAATTTTTGGTCTAAAATCAATAACATCTCTTAAAGAAATGCCTTGAAAATTAGGAATTGCTCCATATTGAACAGCTGCAGGATAAGAGGATTTAGTAAAGTAATCACCAGTACCATGGTTAAAGTGATCGAATATCACTTCAATAGGTGCTTCTGGTGGAGCATATGAATTTTTAAGAATTAATCNTGCTTGATCATAGTGAGTAAATCTTTGTCCATCATCCCAGATAAATCTATCTGAAATATCGATAGAGTATGTAGCACCTGGAGAAACAAATGTACCAGATTTCATCTTAACAGAAATCAAACGGTAACCATCACCCTTACCAAGTAGTAATTCAGTCTTTTGTACATCAGCCGCAGAAGTAAATGTTCTAGTGGCACTTGGAGAAGCTAATGTTTTTGTCTTTTGAGTTAGTGAAGCACCACTCTTATTAACTGCTGCAATAACAAAAACAGTTTTGGTGTTATATGTGGCACCGTCAACAGGAATTTGTGCATTTGATGTACCAGAAGTAAATGTACCAGTAATTGGGATAACTGCACCACCTGTGGTAGCATCAGTATTAATAACAGTATAATTGTCGTTATCTGCAGAAGAAGCAAATGTTCCAGAATCAGTAGTAATAGAAATTAAACCGCCAGATACAGTGCTGGTGAAAGTTTTATATACAGTGTAACTTGTATCACTCACATCTTTAATTGCAAAATGCGGGAATGGAAATATTGAAACAGCATTTTCTGGTTCTTTTATTTCAGTTTGAACTCTGTTAATGGTAACACCAGTAACAGTTATAACTGAGTCGACAGTTAAAGAAATTTGTGATCCAATAGCAATAACTCTTCGTAGTGTACCACCCAATAAAATATAATCACCAATCTTAAGATCAGTTTGAAAAGACGCCTTAAGATCAGTTTGAAAAGACGTTCCATTACCAGTAATTGTAGCTGTTGCAGCAGCAGTCGCTGATCCAATTAAACGCTTTAATATTCCAGAACCACCACCAACTGTAAGGATAGTTCTAGCAGTGCTTTCAATATCAGCAGTAAAGTTTAAATTTGCATCGTTGGATGAACCAACATGATAAAAAGATTTAACATCTCTATTGAAATCATATCCAGCTGACATCTGTACATCAAACAAACCTAATTTGTAGATAGCACTTTGTGTACCGATTGCTCCATTATCATATTCCATAAAACGAACACGAGCAGTACCAACTGCAATTCCACCAGATGGGATTGTTCCAACTGAAGCAGTAACTCTATTATAAAGAGTAACTTTAGTCATAGTGCTAACTCCTGGAGCACCATTTATATTAGTTACTAAAACATAGTTACCAACTGTGGCAGGAATAACTGCGTTTTCAACTGCAACAGAATCTCTTGCTTTTTGTATTGTTACAAACTCAGTAGATGGTTTTTCAATCTCATAACCCTGTACATATGCTTTTCCTGGCTCTAAACCAATTGCTAATTTTGCTTCATTGGCTTGGTGTGTGACAATATCATTTTCTGAACCTGTAGTTCCTGGAGTATAAATACCACGATTGTAGTATGGGGTTTCATTATATTCCCATTGAATACCTGAAGTTCCAGAACCATTAACTGAACCATCAAAAACCGATCCAGCAGTATGAGTTGGAGATGCTGGAGTACCGCTTGAAGAAGTTCCACTACTTCTTGCTACATATGTATTTCCACTATTTGTTACAACATCACCATTTAAATAAACACGACCTACTGCCCAAGCCCCACGCTCATTATTTCTATATTCACGAACATCAATTTCAAAATTCTTAACTGTGTAATCACCAGATTCATCATATGTTCTATGGGCAAATTCTTTTTCAAGAATAGAGTATTGTGTTGAATTAACTAATTTTTGAGGTTTACCTTCACCAACTCGAATCAACTCGATAAAATCTGCGTCTTCTATACTGTTTAATGCTAATTTAGTTAGTACAGCGTCGATGTAATAACGATGTGCTCCTGGAGCAGCATAGTTAAATGAATTTTGTGCGTTATCATAAAGAGTTTCATCTTCTTCTGCAGTAACGACAGACTCAGAAGTAACTAAACCAATTCGGTAAGATGGAATGGCTGTAAATTTATCGAGGATAATTGTTTGTTCTGGAACTAAAACAAAATGTCCTTTTATGTAATACACACCTTGTTTAATTGTTGCTACTGAACCAATTCCAGTAGGAGAAGTTGTTAATGCTTGAACTGTGAATGTCGCTGCAGCGAGCACAGTTCCTGCAGTATTAGTTCCTGCAAGATTTGTTAAAATATCTGACGCAGAGAATGTTTTAGTACTGTTATCCGTGCCAGAGTTCAAATAACGAATATATAATGCTCCTGCTGCAGCATTATCACCACCAGAAGATTTAGTAAAGTGAATAACTTGTGCTTTAACACCAGCTGAGTTTTGAATAATTAAGCCATTAAAATTTTCAATAACATTATCTGATAAAATTGCAGCATATGATGATTCTAACTTGACATATTGAATTTTAGTATCAATACCAATATTACCTGGAATTACCATGGATCCTTCTTTGAATACATGATCACCAAATCGAGAAATTTGATTCTGCAGAATAGTCTGCATCTGAGTTAACTCTCTTGCTTGGACAGCAAATCCTGGACGATATAGAATTCTCAAGAATCTTTTTGATTCGTTGAAATCGTCGTAGTACGGTTCGGTGTTAAAATCAATAGCCATTCGTAATTTCTCTTTAGTTGTTTCTAATCTATTTATGTTAGAATCTAATAACTGTTCTTAAAGTGACTGCTTCATCGTCTGAAGGAGTGAACCCAGCTTTGTTATCAATAAACATTAACTGACCAGAATATTTATCTATAGTTGGTAAACCCACGGACTGAATAGTAAAAGTAACATCATCAGCGTTCTTAAAAACTTCATAAGTTGCAGGTATATCATTGTCTAGTGATTGCAATAATACACTATTGGCAGAAGAAGAAACTACACGATATTTTCTTTCAAAAACATATCCATCAATAGTTCTTGTTACAGTAACATCAGTATCTCTTGGAAAATCATTAATGTTATCTATTGGTTCCAGTGTTTGAACAATAAAACATGCAGAACCAATTCCTCCTTGAAATTTTTGATCAGAATTCCATTGATTTGGGTTTTTAATAATACCCAATTGACGATAATCATTTTCAACAGCCACGCCTTGATTTAAATCGGTGGATACGTTACTGTAAAATACTAATGTTCTAGCAAACAATTCGGTTGGAGCATTTTTACCATGACCACCAAATGGTGATATAATCGCTCTTAAACGAGCACCCTGACCATTACTTTGTACAATAAAATTGGCATATGTATAATCTATTCCTGGATTTGTAACATTAATTTTTGTTATTTTACCAGTAGATTGATCTATAACAGCAGTAGCAGTTGCGCCAGTTCCATCTCCTTGAATTAGAATAGTTGCTGTACCATTACCATAACCACCAGAAATAATTTTAATAGCATCAATAGTTCCAGGAGTAGTTAAAATTTCGTTGTTTGCCTGAAGAGATTGAACAGTTCCAATAGTATGATCTGCAACCAACGCAGCATTTGCTCCAGGTCCAGTAACTGTAATTGTCGAGTTAGAATATCCGATTCCAGCATTCTCAACAATAACACCAACAATTTGATTATTATCAAGAACTGGAAGAAGTTTTGCGTTTGATTTTGTTGACGTAAAATTTAATAATGCTTCGGTAGTTCCTACTCTACTTGCATCTGTAATGGTAATGGTTGGTACTGCAGAATACCCAGCACCAAATCTACGAGTAACAGTTCCTGATGCTGGAATACCAGCATAAGTTAAAGTGGCAGAACCATTGAGAGTTGGTACTGCAGAAGTGTGTGTTGGTGCGACGCTGGGATCAGTTGTACCATTACCAGTAACAGTGTATAATCTACCTGAAACAAAAACTTGTTCATTAACTAAAACTGCAGTGTTTGCTGTCCATGCAGTTCCAAATATTACTGTTGGATTACTGGTATAATTATCACCAGAATTAGAAACAACACAAAATACTACTGATCCGTTAATTAACTTAGAAGATGCAACAGCACCTGATCCGCCACCACCAGAAAATGATACTGCAGGAGCAGAAATATATCCAGATCCTCCACTGGTCATGTTAATTTCTCTAACTCCACCAAGTAGTGTAATACCATCAATACTTTTGAAAGATGCTGTACCCGTTCCAGAACCTGGACCACTAGTCGTAAATGTTGATGTTACTGAATATGTTAATCCAGTTGGAGTACCAGCAGTAGTAACAATCGCAGCGCCAGCAGTTGTTGTTAAAGTAAAGCCAGTCACAGAAGAACCAGAACCAGTAATAGCAGAAACTTGATATTGTGTACCAGTTGTGTAACCAGTGATACTACCAGAACCACCAAGAGTGCCAGTAATATTAATTGTGCTACCAACTACTAATGTAGCTGCAGTACAAGTAAATTGACCAGCAGTACCAGAAATTACAACACCAGTAAGCGCACCTACAGGTGGTTGTCTAGTTATCGTGGTTGAAGCAACATTTTGTGCTGCACCACTAATTGTATATGTTCCAGCAGCACCAGTTCCAGTTCCAAGGGCAGAAATAGTAGTTCCAGGTGTAATACCAATTCCACTAATAGTAGAGCCAGATGTAAGTATTCCAGAAGTCACTGTAGCGACTGTTAATGTATTTCCAGCAACACCTATAGTACCGTTGTCAATACGTCCTGTGACTACTGCTGCAGCAGTGGCACCGATATCAGTCCAAACCGTAGTTCCAGCAGACACAATTGTATGTCTCACTGCAGTGGTAAATGAACCAGCTGCGACAGTTGTATTAGTTGTATCTACAGTTCCTTTAACTCTAGTACCAAGATACTTTAATGCTGCCACACCATTTTTAACAGTTCCTTTTCTATGAGTAGGTTCACTAGAAGATACAGTTCCTGAAGTTACAACTTCGTAAAAATCAAAAACACTATTAAAAATTCTTTGACCTAAAGAAATGCTCGCACCAGAAACAAAGGCAGTAGCACTTGTAATTGGATTTCCAAAAATGACAGTTGGACTTGCATAACCATTACCACCAGAAGTTACTACAATTTCATTTAAAAATGCATATTCTTCTTCTCTAAAACCATCACCTGTAACTGTTATTGTTGCACTAGTATAACCAGATCCTTTGTTATTAATAATAATGCTGTCCATGGCACCATTAGAATAAAACTGATTAGTAAGAGCAGAAACGACTGGCATCTGCTCATTTGATAAGAATTTAATTCTTAAATTAATTGGAATATTATACATAAACTTCCACACATAACCATCTGAAGTTGTGGTTGGAATAATAGATGTTGCTGTTGGTTTTACTGTTGATAAAGAATTGTTGTTATTATCAAGACATTTATATACATTAAAATCTTCTGTAACAACATAAAAGTT